TATATTCTTCTTTCTTTAGGCGGAGGATTAAAAACTCTATTGGATTTTGAATGAATGCGATTTCCTTTACCTTTACCGATATAGTAAGGAGTTCCATCTTCCCTAAGATATGCGTAAGTGTAATAATTCATTTGCTCTTAAGTTGTATTGTAATTATTTCATAGTTGAAATTCTCTTCATTATAAGTTTTAATTCTTTCAATGAGGTGATTTAAAGTATAATTTTTACGTGAGTTGTAAGTACAGTCATCAGCAATATCATAAAGAACTGCTTTTGTTTTATTTTTTCCTTTCCTTAAAACTCTTCCTATTGATTGTAAATTTCTAATTCTAGATTTACTTGGAGAAGCAAAGATTACATTGTGTAGATTTTTAATATTAATTCCCGTAGAGAAAGTTCCATAAGAAGCAACAATAATAGCATTATTTTCTCTTTCGGTAATTTCTCTTACCATTTCTCTTTCTTCAGCATCAACTCCACCATGAACAAAAAATACTTTACGATTACTTTGCTTTGAATTATTTATTCTTTCGTACAGTACTGCTCCATGAGATTCAACTCTACTAAAAAGAACAAGAGTATTTCCTTTTAGATCAAGAGTAAGATTTGTAATAAACTTATTTCTCTGTTCATGTGAAATCAAATACTGAATCTCATCTTCATAAGTTTCAAATTTTTGTGGTTTATGTTTAAGAACCAAACATTGAATATCTAATTGAGATAGATATCCTTGTTTCATTAATTCATCTGTTCTAGTTACTTTGTATGATGGACCAAATAAACCTTCCAAAACCCATTTATGAGTTTGTGTTCCATCTAATGTACCAGTAAATCCAAATCTATACTTAGCATGATGAAGTTTAGTCATGATATCAATCAATGACTTACTCTTGAAAAGATGTGCTTCATCTCCTATAATGCAACCATAGTCTTCAAAGAATGAACGTTCTAGTTTATATACAGATTGCCAAGTTGTAATAGTAACTGGATGCTCATTTGTTTTCTCTCTACCCGAATAAATGCGGTGACAATATGACTCAGCATCCCAACCATAATCTAAAAAATCCTTGTACATCTGCTCTACAAGAGATGTCGTCGGAACAACTAGAAGAATTTTTTCTCCTTTATCTACGTAATACCTTACGAGGGAATAAATCATCAAGGATTTTCCTGAGGCTGTGGGTGATATTAGTAATTTTCGGTTATGTCGTAGAGCATCGTATACTCCCTCTATTTGATAGTCTCTCGGAGAATGAGAGCAAATAGAATGCATATAATCCTTAACACCTTCATATGAGATGTGTTCATTTATCTCAAAAGGTTGCCCGTAAAATTTATTCTCTTCAAACTTATAAGAATATCCGTATTGGTTGCAGAAATTTACTATCTTGTCTAAAAGACCTACGTAAATCTGCTTGGACCTCATATCAAATAAGTGAATTTCGCCATTCCAGTTTCTTCCGCGATACTGGGGCATAAATTTTGCATTCGGAATCTCAAACTTAAAGTGGTCTCTAAGTTCATATTCAATATGAGGTTCCGTATTAATTTTTAAAAATACTTCGTTGGATTTTGATATAACAAGATTTGCTGTACTATCAATCACATTAATCCATTCATCTATGAGTATTTATTTACCCCAGACCAGCATTAAATCTCATAAATTCGATAGCATTCTTTATTTGATAAGTTCTATTCTGTATCATTTTCAAGATACTTTCAATATAAACAAGCATTGTATCGTAGTAATCAATTTTCAGACATACCTTCGATAGGTTTTCATCTGCATCTAGATACTTTTGTAGGGTATCTTTATCACGTATCTTTTTGGGGAAAGGATTTTCTATATAAACTTCAGGATCTGATTTACCTGAGTAATACTCATATCTTTCGTGGCGAATATTTCTTTTTTGCTGTTCTGCTTTCTTCCTTAGGAGAAAAATAGTATTATATAAATCAAAATATTTTGCGTGTAGGATAGGAATATTTAAAGATTCTGTGTGTAAGTTATCGGAATCTATTTTCGAATCCTGTTCCCACATTTTTTGGATAGAGTCTAAATCAATGCTCATGAATTAATAATTTCAACGTTTACGATGTTAATGGATCTCCATTCCTATCAACAATATTATACATCAAATATTTAAATGTTACATCTGCTGTAAAATATTCAGTGTCATTTGTTGTAGCATTAAAATCCAAAGGTGATAGGTATACTGGGAACATAGATCTAAATTTAACTTGGAAGTTAAATCTTTGACTACTATTTAAACATATTAGAGTTCCATCAGAATATAAATTTAGGTCTGATTTATATGGTTGCTCAAATGATTCATTTGTTTTTTGGAATTCATAAATTTCGGATAAACTTTCGGGAAATCCTAAACCTCTCATCCAGTTTTGAATTTCCATATAATTCTCTAAATTTTCATCAACCAAAAATTTTACAGTAAAATCATCAAATACCATCTTATCACCAGGAACAGGTATATCGTTTAGATAGTTTGTCTGAACTGCTACTCCTAATGATATGCTAGGGATAGATATTTGATTGGAAAAAAATGCTACTTTAGGTGCCCTATTAAGAGTAAACTTAAAGTTTACTGAAGATAGAAAATTTCTATTGCCAACTTGATTTGAAAAACCAGACATGATTTTTTTAAATATTTAGATAAAAAAAGAGGGTCCTTGCGGACCCTCCTGAATCTCTATGTGAAATGAATCACATGAGGTTCTTAACAGCAACTCTTCTGTAGTAGCGGTTGCTGTTGACTCTGAGGCGACCCAGACCTTGCTCAGTACCTTCAGCGAATGGGTTAGCAACAAGACCATAGCGGGTCTTAAAGCCAATCTTGGGCTGGAAGGAGTTCTCACCAACGGCACGAACCATTTGGAGAGGAACGTATGGGCAATAGAAGAGACCAGCGTCATAAGGTGAAGAACCCTTATAACCAACAACGTAATACTGGTTGCCAGGAGTTGCGTTACCTGAAGTCAGGTTAGCAGCATATGGGTCAATATATACGCGGAATTTGCCCATTAGAGTACCAGCAAAGGTGTTGCCGGTATCATCTACGCTTAGGTTAGCGTTGAGTGCAGGGGTGTAATCAAGAACGCCAGCCATGGTTAGAGCGGAAGCAACGTCTGCTGAACAGATGATGGTGTTGCCCTTTCCGCGACGAGTTCTCTGAGCGATTGCGTTAGCATCACGCTCAATTTGGAACAGAAGACCCTTGAACTTCTCAACTGACCAACGACCGTTGGAGTCGATATCGAGGTCGAATACACCAGGAGTTGCTACGTTCTGTACAGCACCCTGTTCAGCAACCTTGTAGATGGTTCTGATGACTTCGCGGTTGATTTCAGCAAGAATCTCAGTTGAGAGAATGTTTGCTAATTCCGCTTCAGCATTCAGACCGTGGATTGCCTTGAGGTCCTGAGCAAGCTCTAGTGAGTACTCAGCCTTCAGAGCGCGTGACTTTGCAGTAACGGTGACCTTCTCGATTGAGAAAGCCATCTGGTTGAATGCATTACCAGCAGTACCATCAAGGTTCTCTGAATCGCCAGTAGGCATACCCTGACCGACGTTATAGGCGGTTGAGGTTGCAGTACCAACAGGGTTCAGGAGTGATGGGTTTGAACCTGCCTGGATGGTTGTACCGATACCAGCGTTAACATCAGCGAAATCGCGAGTAAGGGTAGTATCGAATCCAGCATCAGTACCTGAGAAGGTGCTGTCTGCTTCGTTGTAGAACGCTTCGGTTCCACTTTGTGAAGCATAACGTGAACGCATTGCGAAGATGAGTCCAGTAGGACCACTCATTGGTTGAACGCCTGCTACGTCATAGGCGATCAGGTTAGGCATTGAACGTCTGATCAGTGAGATCAGTACGGGATCGAAACCTGCGGTAGGACCACCAGCAGCTGCGTTGCCGCCGAATCCACCTTGTGCACCAGAAGCGTTACCGCTGTTGGTTGGTGATTCCATGAGCATATTCATGGAACCGTTATCGAAAGCAGATTGCTCTCTTAAAAATCTTTCTTGGTTTTCGAGCAGGACAGCGGTTACAGCTCTACGATGAGAATCTTTGATTCCACCCTCATAATCGAGGAG